GAAAGACAGTTTATTGCACCACGATGACAACATATCCTGCAACAATCTTCAGTGTTCCGCCCAGACATCGTGCAATTTGTCTGAAATACAGAATTAATGACGACTGGTATTTATTTTGTGATGGAGTATGGGGCGATTTTGGAACATACAGGGCTTTCCTGACGAAGGAAGAGCGTTTCGATATGGCAGCCACTCTGCGGGTGAACCCCACCTTCGATGGAGAGCTGAATGTTGATAATGTGGAGAAGATGATGATTAATTATACATCACTCGATACAGGAATTGCCTTCATTGATAAGGATAGGTTCGTGTTATGTAATCCTGTTAATAGACTAATAGATAGATGGGCTGTGTTTCTTACCACAGACGGTGATTCTATTCCTGTCCATTGTACAATAAGTGAAGCAAAATTTGTTGACCTCGATGACATGGTTGACCTAGCAAATGATCTTCAACTTAATACGCGGCCAGCTATGGAGTTAAGCCAAGCCAATTTGTTAACACATGGGAACAATGATATGAATTCTGCCAATAGAATATCTAGAACAATGAACACTGAATGGGTGAAAAATTGGTTCTCTGACACTATAGTGATGAATGTACCTGGAGATGGCCTCTGTGGAGCACATTCATTACACAATGCCTTATTTGATATAAACATTTATGTGACATTGGAGGAGATCTGTCATGCATTAACAGTATTAGAGCATGGAAGAACATCTTGGTGGTCAGCAGAAGTTCTACGTGAATACTGCCGTCAAATAGGTGTCAGATTATTAATCAAGCAGATAACTGGCCGTGAGGCTGCATATTGGTGGACAACCAATATGGTCTTGCCTATAATCGGAATCTGGGCTAATGGGACTCACTACCAATGGTGCAAGAAAATAACTAGAAGTACAATAACAGAGAAGCGGACGCACGATGGACCCAGTCCCCCAGGACCAAAACGTCAAAAATCAGTATCATTCTCTTCTGATTCGATAGGCAGATCGATCAAAGATCATGAAGATATCGTGATGGAGGGTGATAATGATTCACATTATAGCGATGAAGTGGGCAGGAAGAGGAATGGACGCACGATCTTTGATGCCCAACCTGATCCTATATTGATTGACAGGGGGAATCCCGCCACAAAAGAGAAAATTGAAAAATTTGGGATTGATCCTGATAGATCCATTCATGGGCCAAAACACTTACAGCAGTACTTAGATACTGTTGATGCTGATGATGCGGAGATCACTTATGACATGCCAGAAATAAT